ATGCTGAAGAGGGAGGCCCGTAAAAGGCACCCCCCGGGGGTCTAAAGTTTTATTTCATCTTCATCTTCATTAAGAAACTCAAGATCTTCTTCATAATCTTCAGGTTTTGGAACAAGTTTTAAGTTTCCGAAGATGTTTTGCTCTAGTATCGAAGACACTGCTACCGACCAGGCATGTTCGTAGTCTTCAATTGAACTTTCATTCAACATTGGCATGAGTGATGCAATGTAAGACTCGATGTTGTAACCATGATCAATGTCCCAACGTCGCCATTGCTCGTACTCTGTCCAAGGACTGAATGGATTGTCTTCAGTTGTTAGCATGAGCTTCTCTCCTTTCTATGTTGTACTGTAGTGATAGTAACAACATGATGTATCATACATAGTAGTGGTAGACCCACTAACTTCTATTCAGCTTTGATCTTACCAATAGTAGAACTACTTACACCTAAAGCTTCTGCTACCTGACTAATAGTATAGCCATTAGCAAGCAGGGCCTTAGCTTTACTCTTACGAGCTTCAGTCATCTGTTTGTTAGCTCTTGGTGTAGCAAGGGACTTGAGCTGGCTATCATCCATAAAGGATACCAGTTCTTTAAGTAGAGTACCCGATACAGCATTAGATTGTACTGCGTCCCACTCATCATCTGTAATAGTGACGGGAGTTCTTTCAGCCCCTACCATTGACCTTGCTTTGTTCAAAGCTTGTTGCTTGATACGAGAGATCTCATCCTTCTTCAGAACCTCATCCTCTGATCTACGAGCAATCTCGGCCTTACTAGATACCTCAGCCATACGCTGGGCTTGACGTTCCTTGATACGGTTAATCTTTACTTGGTTGACCTTGTCTTTCATAGACAATACTTCTTCCGCATAGATCTTAGCCGCTTTAGGATCACGGGCTGGCATCTTGATACCACTCATTTCTGAGTCGACCTTATTCTTAAAGGTCTTGAGTTCATTGATGTAGTCCGCGTAATGGTGCTCCGTCTTAGTTGCATTAGGCCCAAGGAATACATTAGCATCCTTCACCATGTTGACTAAGTAAGTCTCCTTCTTATTACGCCATACCATCTTAGTACCACCCGACTTAGATTTAGGATCCGGTACTTCTACTTGATACCCGTCAGTAATAACGGATTGTTTATGGCGGGATATAATTGTGGAGGCGGAGGTATATTCTTTACCCGGCGTCAAATCTTTTTTCAACTTATCCGGGTCGATTACTTTATCTACCCTACGAGTCTTAGGATTATATCGCTCGAGGTCACCATACTTAACCTTATCAACGTGGGTCATATACCGTTTCATTAATGCGTCGATACCATTCTCTTCAGCAGAGCGCTTATAATTAAGCTTATGTTTTTCAGCATCAATAACAACCATTGAATGTTTTACAGCACGCGCAATCTCATTTGATGGTGCGCCTTGTAATGTCATATCAGTAATGAGATTTGATACAACACCCATGAGTGTTTGTTGATAACGTTTGGTAATTGGTGTAAATTTACCAGGCTTATCTGCATACATATTAGGATCGAAGTTCTTAAGTTCTTTAAGACTATCCCGACTCTTAAACTTCCCTTTATTATTAGGGATAACATATGCAGTATCACCATCGAAGTCAGCCCCAGACATTTTAGATGCAACCTTCGGATGAATACCGATAGCATCAGGACTGTCTTTAGAAATCATCTTACGAGCTACACTATTATTATTTACAGTAAGCTCAGGGATTTCAAAGCGTCCACCATGAGGATAACGAATAAGGACAACCTTCTCACCATTCTTATAATTAGGAGCATATACTTCATTCTCCTTCATATCAGGTACCGGTAAGATAACGTGGCCTTGGAAACCTTTAGGAGCAGCAGCCTTCATATGAACCTGCTTAGACTCAAGGTCTGATACAAACGACTCCATTAACTGTTTCTTGATAACAGGATTTGTGACTTTCTGAATACTTTCATACTCATCTTGTACCTGCTTCATAGTTGCTTTAAGACGTTCGTGTACCACGGTTGTGGGTTGTTTAGAAAGGAACTGAGCAGATAAGGCTTTAGACCAACTACCCCAATCACCTTCCTCATTTACAATATTGACCGAACCAATTTGAGGAACCTTATTTCCAAACCGGTCTTTTACTCCAGGTTTATAAACAGGATTTCCTTTGCTATCTACAAGCGTATTCTGGCGCTTTACAGTGGCTCCAAATGGGTTTGGCCCATCAATAGGGGCACCACCTTCAGGATTCTTCTTAAGCTCTTTAAGGACTTCCTGAGGCGTCTTATTGGCCGTCTTATTGGTATTAAAGATAATATCAGTTCCTTTAGGAATACCTTTAAACATTTCTTCAGTACCATATAAAGCCATACCCTTAAGATAATGAGTATCACCTACAGCAATACGAACCTGAGCGTATGACGCTTTACCAAGATTTAAATCTTTAACGCCAGGACGCAAGAACATAGCTCCGTCCATCATAGCTCCGTCGTCATTTGTCCCATGACCCTTCTGACCTTCAGGAATAGCGTATCGAATATGTACTCTATCCCATCCAATCGACTTAGGACGCTCCATTTGTTGGAACATACGGGCATCACCATTGATTGCGAACTCTTCAACAGGGCGAACTTTATCCATATTCTTATAGATTTCGCTCCGTTCAACCCCTTTTTTGGTCAAAACCTTGACTGGTGTCGAATTATTCTTGTCTGTAACCTGCGCAATACGTAGATTATGCACCTCATATTCACCAGATTCGACCAATGCGTTGAGTCCAGACTTGAGTTTTTCCTTAGAAATACCCATCTGAATCTCCACACCCTTACCGACATCGATGTATTTTGACCGTTTTACAGCCGCTTCAAGTGTATCTGCGACCGCTTCAGTCTGCACTCTTTGTGCTCTAGCTGACTTATTTGGGTTCTTAATTTCGTCCAAATAGTTGCGAACAGTCTGTCCAGTAGTCCCAATTGTCTTGGCAATATCGTCAATAATCATGCCTTCGGACTGCAATTTTGAAATCCGTTGCATGTTATATTGCTTCAATTCTTCCTTGGCAATTGTTACTTTTGAACGATAAACTGTTGTTGAAAGACCCATTTGTTTTGCAATTTCATTGTCCGATAAACCGCGTTTTTTCATCTCATCACGGTCTTCAATGAACTTATAATTCTTCGGTAAATGTAAAGATGGGTCCCAAGGATAACGTCCAGACTTACGTTTTACCCCATAATGTTTGAGGATAATTTCTCGTCCGACATCCGAAAGTTGACGCAAATCATTAACGATTTCCTCTTCATTTCCGAAGACATTTCCGAAATCCAATGCGCAATCCTCCTCAAAAATCTTAAAAATACCCAAATCGCTAGCACGTCGTATAAGGCCATATAAGGCCCGTCACAGCATTTTAGCCCAAAGATGAACTATTTACCGGACAATAACGTAAAACGCGATACAGGGCGAATATGGGCCTCTGAGGGCTATTACAGCGTCTCTAACTTCCCAAAACTGAGAAAAACCCATAAAAACTATAAAAATACATACCGAAATGATATATAAGCTTGAAACCACCTAGGTCTGGTATATGCGAGAAAGTACAAACTTCACCAACACTTGATTGGGTAAATTGGCTGTAGTGAGAATCATCGGAACATCATATCCCACCACCCATTTACGTCATGTTTATGAAACACACTTTTATCACGAACATGTAGCTTGCTGCTAGTACCACATGTCTAACCAAAATTAAAAATAGGAGATTATCCAACTAGGGAAAAATAAGAAAACCTAGTCGAGCTTGAAAAACACTTTTGAGGTGATGTTGCAGGAAATGACAGAAACTGCAACTTTTTATTATGCGTAAATAATTCAGAAAGGAAACATTTGTAAGGAGGTTTAACAATGCCTATGTTATGACGCTTACCCAAACAAGTAAAAACTTTACTCACACTCACTCAGACCTAAGCGGTTTGAAGCTTATATATCAAATCACACCTTGCGATCCCGAAATCACAAGAATACTAAAATAAATATGTATTTTTACCTAAATCGAACAAAAACACCACAAATGTCTAAAAACTAGGATTTTCCTATAATATTAGACTTTTGTGCCACTTTTTCCCAAAATCCCCAAAATCCCACGGTTTTTTCAGAAACTTTTTATATATATTGATTAGAATTCCTTGTTTATTATACCATTTTTTATACTTTTAAGATTATAGTTCCCGTACGCGCGAGACTATTAAAAATAATATAAATATATATAATAAAACAACATAATACCATACAACCCTATAAACCCTATAAAAGTCATATAAAATCTAATTAATATATTTAAAACTTTTCCAAAAAAAGCGTGGGATTTTGGGGAAAACTATAAAATTATAGCAAAAATACCCCAAAAACAGGCCAAAATAGCCCATTTTTGCTCAATTTGCCCCTGACAGCTCTCACCCATTTTCCCCAAGTTCAATCTGGGGATTCGTCAATTTTTCTGGGGAAAAACATGGGAAAACACCAATTTCCCCAACTTTACCAGAGTTTTGAGCCACGTTTTGAGCCACTTTTTCGACGTCTGAAAACATCTAAAAAACACGCCAAAAACTAGTCCAAAATACTATAACATTATAGCAAAAATAGGCCTAAAAAAGTGGCTCAAAACGTGGCTCA